TCAGACTTGCCCTCCGGAAAGTTGTTGTGTGAGTATTTGTAGTGTGTCTTGGAAGCCTTTGTCAAGCTCCTTTGCTGCCATGGCGAACTTGCGTGGGCTGATCTTTTTGATCTTGCGTTTTTCTAGAAAGCTCTTTGCCGCGCGAATCTCTGCATTGGCTACTTTTTTAATGGAGGATCTACTCATCTTGTTCTCCTGTAGATAATGAGCTCAACGCACCAGCAGCCAACGGCACAGAAGCGAGTATTTTGCCTGACTTGGCTTGTGCTGGGTCAAAATTTGCAAATTGCGAACGAACTTGGTTTGGCTCTAAAACTATTGTGCTCATAGATCCTGGATCTTCGCCTTTGTTCACATATTGAATGCTGTCGAACCCTTTTGAATTTAAAAAATCAATTATCCAACGGTCTTTGCCTCCTTGATAAATGTCGTCTGCTTCGCCGAATGGAACTCCATTAAATTGGAAATTTTCTGCAAAATATCTGTTATCAGTGAAAGTTTTCCCATCTGGCTTTGTCAATTTTTTGGTGACTTTTGCTGTGTTAAGCTCATCGTTTGAAATTCCATATTTCGACACAGCAAGTTGCTTGTTATTTTTATTTGGTGGGGTTGCACCGCTGATCCCAATTTCTGAAGAAATTCTATCCCAAATGTTGTTTGCGTCCCAAGAAGAAAGGGAGCCAGCATAAGTATTTTCTTCTAAAGTCAGTGGTCTTTCTGCTTTTAACCTAACAGGATAAATGGATCCAACCATATCACTGGATCTGCCTTGGTCCTGAACCGATCTCAAATCTCTCAGGCGTTCGTAAGCTGCTTCTGGTGTTCCAAAGTGAAAGAATTCTCCTGATTGTTTGAATTCTTCAATATCTGGACTTAATGATCCATGATAAAACACTTTGTCTGAAAAACTAGACAAAAAGTCAACAACACTCTCGACTGTTTTTGTTCCAAGCCTACCTAAAGCTGACATATCACCATGCCCTGCAAGACCAGTATCTTGCTTTTGTTTTTGGTCCAGGATTGTCGCAGTTGTGGCGAGATCGGAAGTTGCTCCTGCGGCCTTTTTGGTTTTTCTTGATTCTCATGTTTGGGTCGCCGAATGTTACGCGCTTGACCTTGTCGCCATCCTTGACGTAAACCACAGATTTCTTTTTGCCGTGGCTTGTCTCACCCTTGCCGATCCTGCGAGGCTTGTTCAATGAGACGCTCTTGCCTTTGTAAGTTGCCATCAATAAATCCTCACCTTTTCTGGATCAACCAGCTTGGGAACGCAATAAGCCAACCCGAAGTCTTTTGTGTTGGTGTGGTGGCCATAACGCCTCACAATTTCTTTTGCGTAATAGTTGCATGTTTCTAGTTTGCGAAACAACATATCATCGCTGACCAACTTACGATCATCAGCAAGGCCGATATATAACAACAACGCAAACACATGTACCACTCACGCTCTGGCTTTCTTCTTCGCAGTAGCCGAAAGGTCTTTCATGTGGACCAAAAATTTGCTGCCATCTGTGTGTTTTGCTCCGGACATCACTCTGCCCTTTGCATCCTTGTGAGTGGCACCTTTGTGCTCAGTGCCATTCTTAAAGTAGTGTTTAATTCCTTTGGCCATTACTTCTTACCCTTCTTTTTCTTTTTCTCAGCGGCTGCGATCTTGGTGAATGTGCCTTTGGCTGGAGCACCCTTGGCACCCTTTTTCCGCATCTTTTCGCCAGAGCCAGCTTTTATCCGCTTGCGCTTGGCGTGGATGTTGTCGTACAAGCCTTTTTTCTTTTTGGCCATTACTTTTTCCCCTTATACCCAGCGGCCCTGATTGCACGACCTTGTTTTTCGGCCTCAGCCTTGGTCTTGTAGACTTTGCCAGACTTGCCCCAGCGATAGCCTCCTTTGACCTTGCGTACAGGCACTAGTGGCCTCCGAGGATCTTGTTCATCATGTCATGGACGTCACCGCCGCCCAGCTTCATGACTTTGACTTTTACGTCGCCATCCTCGTACTCTTCCTCATCTTCTTCGTATTCCTCATCCATCATGCCATATTGCATCTGGTGACAAAGCAAAAGGAAGTTGACAAGCTGATCGTCGCTCATGTCCAAGCCAGACTCATTGTGCGCAAAGCCCATCTTCTCTTTGAAGAGCTCTGCATTTTCTTCCATGTTTTCTACGTTGACTTCAGCCATAGTTGGCTCCTATTCCATCATTTTTCTATATTGCTGGGCCTCGATGTCGCTTGTTGAGCCAGAGCCTCTGGGTCGAAGCTGTGGGCGCATACGAGCAACCTCGGCATCACTCATCGAGCCTGATGGTCCAATGCGCTGGCGTTCTGCAAAGTCAGCTTCTTGTTGAGCGCGTATCCCGTCAAACATCTGTTGATCTGCGGCCATTCCTGTGGCAGCTTCGGAAGGCATTGCTGAGACCATGGCCTCAAGGTTCATGCGCTCCATGTCGCTGAGTGCGCCACCATCAATAATCTCTTTGACGCGCATTGACAGCTCTGGGGGAGCCTCTGCTTGCATGTCAGTGTTGGCTCGCAGGAAAGCCTGCATGAGCTCTAGGTCGGACATTACACCGATATCATCCATTATTAGTTTCTCCATTATAAAGGACAGACCAGTCTTTTTGCTCGACAAACAGGCCTATGGCAAAGCAGATTGCCTCACCCACATTCTTGATTAGGAATCCTGAGAGTGTGCGTTTGTGCTCTTCAGGCTTGACAATGCGAGCTATCTCTTTGGCTCTGGCCACTGTTAGGTATTCGAAAAGGTTGCTCAGAGCTGCGGAAGACCGCATGCGCACGACCATCGGCACTGCCCAATGATGGTAACCACGAACTGTGATGGGGGAAAGTCTCTTGGCTGTGTACACGATGTCCATGCGATAAAGATCCATGTCCAGCTTGCCTTGCTTATAAAGCTCTGTGCAAATGACTCTGGAGGATCCACCGTCTCCACCACCACGCTCTATTTCTTGTGCGCGACTCTCTCCAGGACCACCACCATCAAACCTGTCCATGAAGCTGGTGAACCCGCCATCATTGCCTTTTGGGTCTGCTGGGGCGGAGAATGCGCTGCCATCGCTTTTGCTGTTATATCTCAAATCGCCAATCATCTGTTGATCATTGATTGAGCTGGCTGGACCACGATTATCATCTTCGTCGAAAGACCGCCCGAAAAGATTAGATGTGGCAGACTTAACTGACTGGCCCATCTGGTAAGCTGCATTAGACATCCCTGTCAAGAAATTTTGATCGAGTGGATTCTTCTCATTTTCTGCGAAAGTGATGTAACCATCCCCATCCTCATCTGCCCTGCGGCCACCACCAATTCCATAAACATCTCCAGAATATCCAGGACCACCACCATCCCTGCGATCTTTCAAGCTGAGATACTTTCCAGGATCTGGCTCGAAAGACTCGTCTGATGGCTTTGCGCCATAACCTTCTGAGTCAAGAGCTGCTAAGTTATACCTGCGGTAATCTGGCCTAACACCAATGTTGACTGGTTTGCCGAGCTGCCCTGCATCGATGGCTGTTCTTATGTTGCTGTAAGTTGGCAGATTGTTCGCGTCCAGCTTGCCTTCTCTGAATACGTCTGTTAGTGCACTGCCACTTTCAAGCTCGACAGTTCCAGCTTTCAGATCTTCAACGAAATTTGAGACACTTCCTTCAACTTGATTCACAGCTGATTGTGTTGGTTTGCCAGGATCGACTAAGACTGGTGGGTCAATAGGTTGATTGTTAGCAACCAGATAGCTTTGAGGATCCATGAAGATGCTCTGGCGAGAGAATGTTTCTGGCCTAACTGGCCCATTCAAATATGAATCAGCATCTGAAAATGGAGAGATAACACCTCGTTGCCCAGCAATATCTAAAATGTTTCTAATCATTATACGCCACCTTGGGATCCTTTCGGCATTCCGGACATGAAAGACTCCAGCGCACCCATGTTTGGTCCTTGGGCTCTTGCTCGGATCTCTTCGACCTTGTTTTTCAAATATTCCATCATCGGGTCTGCCGCAGGTGCTGCGGGACTGGGAGGAGAAACCGCATTGGGAGGTGCTCCTGCGACAGCTGTTTGGCCAGAGAACTTGGTTGGGTCAATTGGGCCCATGGGCATTATGTTGCCTTTAAAGTCCACTCTTCATAGCCTCCATCTGAATTTCGGCTGCGTTCTTTTCTCTTTCAAGCTGAAGCTCTGCTTGCAACTTTTGAACCTTGGCTTGAAGCTCTGCTTGGACTTTGGCAGCTTGTATTTCCATGTTCTGGCGAGCCTTGGCCTGATCGATCTCTATTGCTGACTTGGCCTTGGCCTGATCTGCGGCAATCTCGGATTGAGTGCGCTGTTGAAGAGCCTGAGCCTCTAATTGTGCTAGCTGTTGAGCGTATTGCAGAGGATTCTGTTGACCGCCTTGTTGGCCTGCAGCTTGCAGAGCTTTGATCGGTTGCATCTGCGGAGCTGCTGCCACGACCTGAGCCGCACGCTGAGATATTAACATGTCCATCTCTGGATCGATGTCTTTCATTGCGAACTTTGGGTCTCTGAGATTCGGCAATGGTGGCAGCGACATATTGATGCTGGCCTCCATCCGCTGACGATACAGCAATGCAACGTGCTCGGCAACGTGGGCAATCAATATCGGTTGCATGGTCTTGGCTGCTGGGTTGCCAGCCAAAGATGGATCTTGCATGAATTGGATGTGCACCGCAATGTGGGCTTCGTGATCCTGCTCTGGGAAAGCCTTGATTGGCTTGCCATACATGATTGACATGTTCTCGTCGATTGGGTCTGTCCTCGGAGCCTCTTCTGGCTTCTTCAAGATCTCGTCGATATTCGGGATCCTGATTGCCTCATACATGCGCTTGTAGGCTTCATAAAGATCATGCAGCTGCGGAGCTGACTGAGCCATCTGCAAGATTGCTTGGGCCTGAGCAATGCGCTGGGCAGTGCTGAAGATGTTGGGGTCGCTAACAGGAACAATGTCTATGCGGTCGTCAAAGTCAGTGGCAAAGATTGTTTCACTAGAACCAGCAACTGAGAACTTGAATGAATCTTCTAGGTGCTCTGCATTCAGCTTGGCTAGCAGCTTGAACTCTTGACCTTGCGCATAATGCAGACGCTTGTGGATTGCGCTGAATGACTTGGAGCCTTGCTCAATCAGAGCGACAGTTGACCCAACAGGTGCATTCGGGTTGACGTCTCCAACATTTAGGTCAGAAGTCGAAGCGAACCTTTGGCCAGCTTGCACGATGAATCCGAGAAGGTTGAACAATGACTGGGAAGGCTCTTTGAACGGCAAAGGCATAATGGCCTTGCTGACGTCATCGACTGTAGCGTCAAGATCAACGAACTCCCCAGGATTTATCTCGATGTCACCACCGCTGACTCTGCCTTTCAGCTTGAAGCCACCTTGCATATTCGCAAAGGCTGCGGAGTCAAGAAGTGCACGCAAAGAGCCTGTGGCTGCTCTGCCCAAACCACCGATCATGTGGTAAAGGCCGAAACCGTAGAATCCCAATCCAGGCAAGAACTTGTAGCTGACGAACCAGTCTCTGCGCTTTTTGTCCTCGTCGTCCTCGTCCCAGTTTCTGCGGATGGCTACGATCTTCTCAGAGTCATAGTCGATGGTGATGACGTAAGGCAGCATGACTAAATTCTCAGACTCTTCGTCCTCAATTCCATCGATGCCCTCAAAAGCCTCGTAACAATGCATTTCCAAAAGAGTCATGACATCGTCGTCAGAGTCGTCTTCTTTGTCTACACCTTCAATTTGTTGATCGATGAATCCATCATCTCCATCAACTGCATCACCAGTGTATTCCGTCGGGAGATACCAACCAGCCGCGACATACCTGTTGTAATCGTTCTTAGGTATTTTGATTATGTGGGTGTAGCGTGGGGAAGTGTAAAGGTCTTTGCTCTCTGGTGCAACGACAAAGTCTTCAGCTTTGACGAACTGGCTGCATTGGCGGTCTAAGTTTGCATCCCACCAAACCTTCTTGAACGTCTGGCCAACCAATGGCAGGTGAAATAACATCTGGTCAAGGTCTGGGAAATATTCCGGCATCTGCTCCATGATCTGGTAGTTCATGAATTCCTTGACACGACGTGCTTGATTCTCTGTCTCTTCGTTTGGCTCTCCGATGATGGTGGTCTTGACTGGACCGCCAGCTGGATAAAGCTCTGCGATGGCTTTGGCGTTGAACTGGGTGGCAGCTTCTGCGATCAGTGGATGAACTACGGTGCTGAGACCTCTAACGGCTCGCTCTTCTTCGTTCTCATTCATCCCACCTTCTGGGTCGAGAGTCATCAAGCCTTGCTTGTAGCGTTCTTTCCACTCAGAGCGAGCTGACTCGTCGTTCTCAAAATATCCTGTGAGGATGCCAGCTTTTCGTTCTGACTCTTTCTCGTCTAGGTCTTCTGCCAAGTTTGCATCAAAAATGCTTTCAGAATCATCAGGCTCATCCATCTCTGGATCACCGATCAACACATCACCATCAGGCAAAGTCTCTACCATGAGATCATCAGGCGGGGAGCCTTCTGCGAATGGGATAACAGGTTCAGCCATACATCGTCAACCTTTTCCTCATTGGCTCGTCTTCTTCTTCATAGTCACCTGAATGAGTGACAAACCAGCCTTTGCGCAATCTCAACCACGCTTGCGTGCACGTGTCAACTATGTCGTCATTCTCAACCGCTGGGAATGCAGCACAGATATCAATTAAATTTTTAGCCCACTTTTTGTCTTTTGGAAAGTAAATTCTTCCATCCTCCAATAATGCAGAGCTTGCGTGGGCACGAGCTTGCTTGTCTCTGTCCGGAGAATATTCAATAACTGGCACACCAGCCATGCGTAAATCTTGCAGCAGACTTTGGCCAGAAGCTTTCTTCTCGATCAACACAGCATCCGGAGAATATTCTTCATACGACTCTTGAGCGATCTTGCGCAGCTCTGGGTAAGTAACACGATCCCACCAAGCCTCAAGGACGATTGCGCACATGGCTCCCCTGTGTCGGAAGACCCCCCACGTGGTGCGAGCAGAATAAGATGACTTCTCTTTGATGCTGAAAGCTGTGTCCCAAGACTGCAATACATATTCAATATCTGGGAGGTCTTTCTCTTCCCAAGGCACCCACCACTCTGACTTTAAGATCCCACCACCTTTCGGGGCTGGCCTTTGTTGCAGCTGTCCGGCTGAGGCATATGTCCCAAGACTTCGCTCAAGGTTGGAAAGAGTCTTGTCGTCAATCCGATCTGGCCATAGCAGCTCTCCTTCCTTGGTGCGTGGGTCTGTGAATCCGAGGCTTGATCTTGTTGCAGTCGGGTGGCCAATCTCGTATCGGGCTGGTAAGCACAGATGATCCCACTCATTGTCCATCTCATTGGCCAATATGTGTCCTGTCAAGTCTCCCTCGTGCACTCTTTGCATGATAACGACGAACGCACCAGTCTTGGGATCGTTGAACCGCGACTGCATGGCTTGATCCCACCACTCAAGAACACCCTCTCGGACGGCTGATGAATCTGCCTCCCGAACATTGTGCGGATCGTCAATCACGATTATGTCGCCACCCTCCCCAGTCAGTGCACCATCAACTGACGTTGCAATCCTTTGGCCAGTTTTGTCATTCTCGAATCTTTGCTTCTGGTTCTGATCACCAGTCAGACTAAAAGACTCTCCAAAATGAGTCTTGTACCACGGACTGTCAATCAAACGCCGACACTTAACGCTGTCTCGGATGGAGAGTCCGGAAGC